GTCATAGCTTTGAATTTCTTGTTTTACTTCTTGCCAATAATTTAATGCTTCTTCACGTTGAGCTTCATAATAGTATTGATGAGTTGCACCAACATCATCCCAATCTACATCATTTGGATATCTTGGTCCTGATTCAATTATTTCATTAACTACAATCAATGCACATTGCTTTGCTTTTTGATCGTCTGCAATTACATCACGAATAAATTTAAAATACAAGCTGAATGCTTTTTCTTTTGGTGTCATAATCTTTAAAATAAAAAAGGGGTAGTGTTACCTACCCCTCTTAGTTAGACTGATTAAATTAATGATTATCCAAACAATAAACCTGTTTGAGGTTTCTCTTCAGTTTTCTGTACTTCCACTGGTGTAGGTGTGAATACTTTGATTCGCTCGTCCATACCAAAGTCAGCCTTCTTGTAGAATTCATAACCAAGTGAGTTGGCTTCCTTCATGATAGCTGTGTTAGAAGAGGAATCAATTCTACCCATTAGTTTAGTAAACAACTGAGGATAGTATCTAATAGAGTTGTCTTTCTCAACAGCTCTCATACCTACAAGAATACGGATACCTGACTCTGCAAATACAGCAGTACCAAACATCTTACCAAGCATAGAGATATCACCATTAGCAATGTCTTTGAAATACTCAAAGCTGATACCAGATGGATTATCTTGTTGGCTCACCTTAGCACGAGAGTAAGTAAGAAGGAATTTGTACAACTCTACTTCACCTTCCATTGCTACACGAGCACCATTAGATGAGAACCATCTCTTTCCTTCTTTCTTGGTAACACGATTAACAGCATCCTCTACACTAGCAGCATAGGTATCTTGACCATGATCATTGATGATCTTCTTGTTACCAGATTGTGCTACATCTTCACGTAGAGATAGATTGATGTCATACTTTACAGTGAAAGGTTTAACATCTTTACCATCATGTGTTTTGCAAGGCAAGCTCTCAAGGATGAAACTAACTTTGTTGAAAGTTTTACCAAGGATTTCAACACCTTTATATACAGGTTCCATAATGGACTCTGGATATCCTAACTGCACCAATGTTGCTTTGTTAGGATTGATTGCTTTTACTTTAAATGGGATGACACCTACGTAGCGTTCAACACTATCATATACTTTTACATCCTCTTGGGTTAAATTTAAGAAACTCATAGTTCTAATTGTTTAAATTGTTTAATTAATTAATAAAAATTCTATTCCAAAATGTCTCCACTTTTCCATCTTTCATGGAAGACAAAATAATATCCTGACCTTTCAAGTGCTCAGGACGTGCACCACAAATTACCTCATCAGAGGATTGGAAACTCACATGCACATTACTATCTTTTCTGTACATGTAAGCAATTGCATCTACATCAGCTGCTGACAAACTCCTGATCTTGCCTGTTAAGTCAATATCTTTTGCTGTCAACTCTTGACCATTCTTCTCAATACTCTTGTCTTTCAAGTGACCTACAAGAATAATGTGTGGTGCTAATGTATACAACTGATTCAACACCTTGAAGAAAGCCTCACGTAGGTATAAATAACCTGCACCATTTGGTAGTGTAAGTACATTATCTCCAGTGAAACTCTTACCCATTGGTGTCATCTGATAGAGTTGTTTTGCTAATGGTAGGACCATCTCCTCAAGCTTTGTTACAGTGTCGAGAGCAATGTATTTGTAAGGGCATCCCTGCTCCTTGATTGCTGTAAACACTTCACTCAACTCTTGAATGTTTGTTGCTTTAACTTTGAGAGCTTCAACATAATCAGAACCACTTTCGAGGTCAATGATTAGGCATCCTTCAAGTTGAGCTAAAGCAGTGGTCTTACCACACTTTGGTTGTGAGTACAAGAACAACTTCTTAGGGTTCTGTGACTCAGGTTTAATTGGTTTTGTTGGTAATGTGATTGCCATTATTACTTGTTTTACTATTAAAGATACGAAATTTTTGTTATTGGTTCAAGAACTTTTTAAGGATATCTTGATAGTCATGTTTGGCATCAAATCCTGTAAATTCTTTTGCTGGAGGTAATTCTTCAAACCTCAGAGTAGCACCATCAAACAGTAAACCTTTCTTTACATTAGCAGAACCATACCTATTCTTAAGTATGCTAATACTCCTGTAATTATCACCAAGGAATTCTGTATTGTAATCTTTGTGTGATTTAATCCCATAACGGTCAGGTGCAAACAAACCAAGCACCACATGACAATCTCGTTGAGTGATTTTGATGTCACCCAAACCATCTAATGATGGTTCAAGTTTATCTTCAATACTCTCACCTTTGACTGTGTATTGTTGCTTTTCTTTATCTGATGCTTGTTGTTGTACATTCACTACAGTGAACCCCCAATGCTTAGACATTTGTTTTCTGCAGTACTCTGTTGAATAATGCTCAATAGTTTCATACCAACTCTTAAATTGTTTCTCTTGAGAGAGTAGAGAGATATGGTCAACTACTACAATGACATGTTCATTAGATGTGTTTTCATAGTGTGAATACACTTCAACTTGCTCCGTTACAGGGTTACCTGTGACATCCAGTAACTTAGTACCATCCTTGTTGGTTTTCTCAAACTCCTTAGTAACATAATGATGCTTACCTATCTTCTCTGAGTAGGCTCTGCAATGTTTATATATTCCATAAGGGTTAGAGATGGTATCAACAATCTCCACATTTGTGAAGAAGTCCTCCATCTCTTGTTGATTACTCTCCAACATCTGGATAATATCTGGATTTAGTTTACAACTCTCATCTACATTCTGAAGAATATGCATATTCAATCTCTTATGATACTTCTGTTCAGTGAAGTACAACATGATTGAATCAAAGAATTCTTGTTTGGATTCTTCTAATGCAAACCACATTACTTTGTATTTGTAGTTTGGATTAATCTTAGAATACAGATAAGGGACAATTGCAAAAAGGAATTTAGTTATCTGAGTTTTACCAACACCTGAGTTGGCAGTTACTAGAAACTGGTTACCTTTTTGGATAGCAGGAAGATAACGAGAGAATGCAGGTAGAAATGGTTTAAGAGGTACACCATTTACTATTCCTTGTTTCTCTTGTTCATAAAGAACTTCATAATTCTTTATTAACTCTTCTACATTAATCATAGATCAATATCTTGTCTATTGGGTAGGAAGTCAGTAGAACTCTCATCCTCATACCAAATCTTCCAATCACCATCACGAAAATAGTTTAGGATTGTTTTGGGGTGCGTGAGTTTCTTGTAATACTTAATTGTGCAAGCTGCCAAACGTTCGATATCAATTCCCTCTGAAATGATTTTTACGAACTCTGTTTTGGCAGATGGAGTGTAGGACAAAACTGTATATCTTGAGGTGCCAGAGTTGGCAAAAGTGGGGCAGCCATTTTGTTTTAATACATGGACGAACTTCTCAAACATCTCCTTATCACTCTTCACTTTCATCTTGTCTTTCAACTCAACAACACCACTTGCACCAACATCTCTCACCCATTTGTTACTAACAATAATCTTATTGCTCACAATGGATATGTATCCATTATCCAGTAACCATTTGTGTACGGAATCTATAGTCATAAATAAATTTAGGGTCAATTCTTTCTAACGCTGTTTCTACATAACCCTCATCAACAGTTCCCCTCATCCTAAAGATGTATAGTTCAGGTGCCTCACTCCTCAATACCCTACCTAACACTTGTGAACTACTAACAGAACCATTGTCCACTTGAATCATAAATCCAGCATCAATGTTATGCAAATTTACACCTTCTCGGAACATCTTCACAGCAAATAATTTGTTAATTTTTGCACTGTTGAAATCATTAATCATGTCCTCACCATCATTGTCACTCTTAGAATGAATGATACATTCTGAGGTACCAAGTTCCTCGCATTGCTCAATATTAGTAGCAAAGCAGATGGTTCTCTTACTCTCATATTCTTTCATTATCTGCTCCACTCTGTCTGTCTTACACATACCAATGAAGGTCTTACGTTCACCAGCTTTGTGTAGCCATCTATTCTTGGCAAATGGTTGACGTAGAGAGAAGTAAACTTTCTTCAAGTAATCAATTTCATTACTAAGCATCTCATAGTATTCTTTCTGTGTGCACTTAATATGCAATACATAAGGTTTACCACTCAAGCTCTTTAGTGTACTCCACATATCTTTGGCATCAATGACAATAGGTACCAACCCTTCAGTTTTCTTACCACCTTTTGTTTTAACATAGATTAGATTGGATGTTATATTATCCAATGCACAATCTACAAGATAAATCTTTGGGCATGGTA